TGTCTATGATCTGCGAAAACAGTTCCATCAATGGCGGCAGAATTGCGCTTATGACATCATTAAACAGGTCAATAAAAGGAGGTAAAATGTCCTCGATGATGATTGTCAACAGATCCAACAATGGAGGCAAAATAGCCGTAATAATGCCCGAAAAAAGCTCAATTAACGGCGGCAGGACAGCCTGGAATATTTCCGTGAACAATTCGATGACCGGCGGTAAAATATCAGTGGCTATCTGTTCAAACAAGTCTATCATGGGAGGAAGGGTGTTTTGTATCAAGTCCATCAAAAATGGTAATACCGCTGCGACAGCATCACCTAGCGAATTCATCACGCCGCCAAGCATTTCTTGTATGGCTGGCATGTTGTCAATTATAAAATCCGCAAACTGCTGCATCATGGGAAGGAATGAATCTGTCAGCCCTCTCACAACGCCGCCAAATGATTCTTTGATATCCTGCAATGTATCGCCGAAGGTAACATTTGCCTTCACCATATCTTCCGACATGACAATGCCGAGTTCGTCAGCTCTATCCCTAAGCTCTTTCATGCCTTCCGAGCCAGAGTTGAGCAGTGGCAACATCTCGGTATAAGACTTACCTAAAAGGTCATTACCAAGTGCATTACGTTGCGCACCTTGTTCCATATCAGCCAAGCCATTCATGACTGCCGAAAATATGTCTTCTTGCGACTTGTTTTTCAAGTCATCAAGCGATATACCCAGCTTTGTGAATGCTTCTTGTGTTTTTTCGTTGCCGTTTATTGCATCATCCATGACATCCGACAGTTTCTTGACGCCTGTTTCAAGCTTGCCAATGTCGGCACCTGATTGTGACGCTGCATATTTCCAACGTTGCAATTCTTCCCTGTTGATTCCCGTACGCTCTGACAATTTGTCAATTTCGTCCGCATACTCTGCCGTCTGGTTCGTGACTGCTATCAATCCACCTACCGCAGCGGTTGCCCCGCCGACAATTGCAGTCCCCCACTTTGCAGCTGTTTTGATGCCGTTGCCTAGCTTCGTTCCAAGTCCTTCGGCTTTTTCCTCTGTTTTGGCGATGCTCTTGTTAGCTTCTTCGTTATCAACAAATATACTGCCAAACAACTTAAAAATTTCCATAGTCTCACCTGCCTTTATGCTTCGCCACGACCGCCAGCATTTCTTCTTCTATCTCATCAAGCGATTTTTGAGTATATTGATATTGCTTCTGGAATAACTCATCTTTGAATTCCTTGAATTTGATATGGTTTATCCATTCCATGGCCATAAATGGATATAAAGAGTTCCACAGTTCCCACGCTGCCTGTTCTTTTTCCTGTTCAACCGCATAGACAATGTAATCAATTGTTACCGACAATGGCAAATCCATGATTAATGTTGGATTGTATGTTTTTGAAAGCAACTCAACTATCCGCGGCCCCTTCAGGTGACCGCAGATTTGAAAAAATTTATCACGTCCGCATCGGCGGCTATCTCTTTGATAAACCCGATAAGGTCAACCTTTTCAGCCTCCTGTGGCGTTATCCCCTTTGTCTCGGCCACAAAAGCATAGATTTCTTGTTCTGCTTTATGTGCTTTTGACATTATCTGCATTATCAGATCCGCTCCGACTTTATTGGCATCGGCTTTCGGATCTGTTATTTTCAAGTCGAGTTTGTCGATTATGGCCGATAGTTTCAGGCCCTGTTTCAATGTAAGCATATTATCCCTCCCGTTTCGCCGGAAATTCAGCCGTTATTTTTCTTTCGGTGTTGTTAATTGCATCAAGTATTTTTGACAACTCATTCATTTTCTCTTTTGCCTCGTGGATTAGCCTTTTCGTTTCATCTAACCCTTCAATCTTTACGCAAAGGTTTAAGCTTTGTGGTTCCACATTATCCCTCCTTAAAAATAAAGAGAGGCTTTCGCCTCTCTTTATGCGGTCTTGAAGTTTACCACTTTTTTAGCCATCTTATTGCCCGCCAAGTCCCGCACATTGGCGATTATCCAGATGTAATCAGTGTTTGCATCCAGATTGGATGTCGGGTCAAATGTCGCTGTCTTTGTCGCCGCTGAGTATGTTAGTGTACCCGATACCTCCGTACCATCCGATGCTTTGATTAGCGTGAAGTTATCAGCCTTGATGTCGCCCTGTCGAATGTCCTCGCTGAATGTTGCTGTGAGGCTGCTTGTTACATCAACACCAGTTTCAGCATCGTCCGGGTCCGTGGTAACTGTCGGGCCGGTTGTGTCGGCGCTGATTGTTCCAACGTCCTCAATGTCGTACAGGTCAGCCGTATCGTCTTCGGCATTCCAATGAGCATGGACCTCCAATGTCACAACGCCCTCGGCTTTCGGTGTTGCGGCAAGTGAAAAGTCGTTTTCCGTCATGGCGTTATACAGCGTGATTTTCTTGTATCCTCCGCCTATGACCTTCGCAAACATGGTTATGTTAGAGAGATATGCGCTGTCTTGTATCGCCCCAAGATTGCCGCTTTTGGCTGACAGCTTGCCGTCCGAATATGTCGCCCACGGCATGGCCAGAGCCAAATTATCCATGCTGGCACACAAAAGCGGTACAGATAGCGTGGCGTTGATTTCGTCAACTACCTGCATGCCTTTTGTCTTGCCCTTCCGGCCGTCATACTCAATTTCCCTGATATTCTTTGTTACGGAAAATGTTCCACCGCCACGAGTAGGAGCAAGCTGCCTTTCTCCCACTTCGCCGTAATTGATGTATATGAGACCGTAATCAATCTGTATATTTTCAATCTGTTCCTGAGTAAGCTTCATCTTCTCAACCCCTTCCAAATAGTCTTGCTTCGTAGATGTACTTCCGACGCTTAATGCCCGGGTTGTCATCTACAAGCGGAATTTTTCTGTCAAGATAAAAAGTGACTGCCAATCCCTCAGCAGTCAGCGTCTTTTTGTTGAGTGCATCATTCGCGGTTTGCATAAGTGTTTCCAAAGCCGTTGTATCTCCGTCGGCTGGTATGTCCCATCCGTCGACGTCGACAGCAACAGTTTCAAATCCTTCTCCGTCATTGGTAATTTGTGTGAAGTCATAAACAAGGTACGGAAACGGAGCATTGTCCGGGGCCATCTGAAAATACACGCGAGGGTGTATGGCTTTCAATTGCGGGTATAGCAGTTCACGTAAGTATTTCATCGCCTATTTCCTCCTCTTCGTCTATCAGCCCCAAGGCCCGGTTTTCGTCCTCGATAGCCGAAAGGTACTGCCCCTCTATTCTGCGTATATCATCAATGTGCCTGAAGGTTGTTTCCCGGATGACACCCTTTTTCGGCATCCCTTTTGTGCCAAGCTCCTGATTGACACCGTACCAAGCATCATGCTTCACTCCAATTTGCAAATCACATTCCTGCTTGCGTACCCAATATTGAGTACTGTTGTAGATACGTTTTGACCGCCTCATGCCGGGCAGGGTTTTGAGTTCCTGCACCATCCTTTTCCGGAGCAGCTTAGCAACGTCTTTTAGGGCTGCTCTTGAAAGTTCTTGGATTGTGTATTGAGCTCTGTCGACATTGGAGACAAACTCGATACCATCCTTTTTTATCTTAGTTACGGATTTTGGCATGCTCATTATTAACAACCCCCTGACATATCAGCTCTATCAATTCCCCGTCTTTTTCGTATGTACGGATGATAGTGTATGTTTTGTCACCGTGTTTTAGTTTCGGTTCTTGATTGTAATCAATAGTCCGCACGACAAACATTAATTCCGGCCTTAGTCCTGTTGCCGCGGCTTGATAAAATTCAGACTGCCGGATTGATTGCTTATCCGCGAACACTTCACGCTCAACCGGTGTTTCGATGATGTCGCCCATGTCATTTTCTGTGACAGTAATGCTGATAAGTTTTACAACATCCCTAAATAGCATCTTCCGTCACCTCTGCATATTCCTGCGACAGTGCTAAATGGGTTTCCAGCATCCGGAAAGACTGTTGCAATTTTTCCGCATCAGGATTATTCCATCCAAAATTAGCTTTGACGTAAACGATGATTGCTCTCTTGATAAGCGGGTCCATAACCTGTATTTCTACCGGCTCTGGTTCGGGATTTTCTTCTGTCGGTTCTGGGGTATATGTTTGCGTTACCGTCTTATTAATATTCACTCCGGACAGTTTCAAATCAATTTTGGCGGCTTCGATTAAATCCTCAATCTCAGCGTCATAAGCATTGTTTGATATTCGCAATACGGTCTTTACGTCTTTAAGCATCTAATCACCGCCTAACAGTTTTATGAGTTCCGCTTTCGTCTGCCGTTCATTGTATTCGATGCCCTTATCATCGAGCATCGACATGATCTCTTTTTTTGTCATTGTGTCGAGGTTGATTGCTTTGATGATGCCCCTGTCGGTCAAATCTTTTATCCGGTCGGCTTCATCACAAATAAAAGTTGCACCAGGGAGAATAATCTCCCCGGTGTACTTATCGCGAAACCGCCGGATGACTTCATATTTCATCAGCGATTTCCTCCTTTAACCCGATGGTGTTGTGTCTTCAACGGTGATTACAGTTGTCACATTACCCTTGTTAGTCTCAATAGTGATTGTAGCATCACCCTCATCAAGAGTCTTAAGATATGTTTTGAGAATCGTAATTACCAGACCGGCAGTAGTGTAATGTGTGTCTGGTGTCAATGTCGTGTCTCCGTTTTTAACAGACGTTAGCGTTACTCCGCTGGTATTGTGCTTGACTTCGATTGCCACATCGTCGTAGCCTTCTCCTCCGGTGTTTTTGTCAAATGTTGCCGTTGCCGGGTCA